AAGATATTTAGATTTGAAATTGATGATACTACAGCTACTTTTAAACCAGACTTTAATAGTAAAGGATATAATGTAAATGGCGTATTTACTGTAAAACTTTCTGATCTATTAGGCCACCCTGAATTATATAAAAGATATCCTAAATTAAAAGATTATGAAGTTAAAGTTAAACGAACTAAAGATATAAAAGAAGCATCAGCATTTTTTTCACCTTCTACTAATACGATAACAATTGGAGAAGATACTTTAATTAAAGCTATTAATCAAGGTAATGAAAAAGAATTAAAACAAACTGTACTTCATGAAATACAACATGCTGTTCAATACTTAGAAAATTTTAGTAAAGATATAATAGAAGGTGGTGTAGGATCTAATCTAGAATCAATTAGGGTTTTAGGTAATGCACCATCTTTAGTTAAACAAAGAGATAGATTAAAAAAAATAGTTGAAGAATTTGATAATTTACCAGATCATTTAGTTAACGGTGTGCCTAAAAAACTAGATACTAAAAAAGCTGAAGAATTATTAGACCAAATAGGATTTCAATATGCAATAATAAGTGCTAATGCACGAAACTTATATTACAAAAATATGGGAGAAGCTGAAGCTAGGGTTGTAGAAAATGCACTTGTTGGTGATAAATCATATCCAGTTTTAAAAAGAAGAGAAGAACAAATACAAGGTGGTTATTATGAGCCATTTAATGCAAGAATAGACGAACTTTTAGTAGCAAATCAATTAAAAGATATGGCCCCTTTTAAAGCAGGTAAAGAATCTATAAAACAAAATGTAACTCCTAGTAAAGCAGTAAATCAAATTCTTCAAGATTACGGGTCTGACCCTAATAGAGCTAAAGAACTTGCTATGGAAGGTTTAGGGCTAGGTAGAAGACTTAAACTAAGAAGTAAAAATAAAGGTGGACCAATTATGAACAGACAAATGGAAATGGCCTTCATGCAAGAAGGTGGACTGAAAGATGATGGCATGAAGGTAGACCCTGTGTCTGGTAATGAAATACCTCCTGGTTCTATGGCTAAAGAAGTAAGGGATGATATACCTGCTCAACTATCTGAGGGTGAGTATGTAGTTCCTGCTGATGTAGTACAGTACTATGGGGTAAAACATTTTGAAAACTTGCGTAATAAAGCTAAGAGTGGTTTAGCTAAGATGGAAAAAGATGGACGTATAGGTGGTGAACCTGTACCTATGGGTGGGCCTAAGGCAATGGCTATGGGTGGTCCTCTCACGGGAGAAGAGATGCAAGAGATACAAAAAATGGCTCAGGGAGGTATGGTAGATCCATACCAACAACAGCAAGCAATGTATCAACAACCACAGGGCATGTCTAATGGCGGTATAACTGAACAGTTTGTAACACAGACAGGTCCAGGTCAACCTAATAGACCAATATATACTGGCGAGTTTAGTTTTGAAAAACCAGGAGCAGGTGCGTTTCAACCTCCTACTGGAGAAGTGCAACAAAAACCAACAACACTTTACGGACCTAACGGTGAAGTTATAACTTTAATGTTACCACAAGATCAAGAAAGATATAATCAATTAATATCTCAAGGTTATAAAACAACAGCACCAAAACCAGTACAACAATCCACAGATAGGGATGGCGGTGGCAGTTTTGCTGTTGATCCACCAGATCCTAATGCTTGGATGGAAAAGTATGACTACACTAGTGCAGAAAATTTAACACAACAAACACTTGAGGCACTAGACCCTAGTACAGGTATTGGTGGTTTTTTTGAAAGAATTTTGGGTGGTGGTGCAATAGGTTTATTTGCTAAAGGATCTAATGCTGCTCAAGTGGCTGCTAATATTCGTGTTTTAAATGCACGAGGTTATACAGACGAAGCGGAACAAATACAAGAAAAATTAGATAAGTATGTAAAAAATAATAACTTAGAGCCTTTTAAAGGCATAATAACTGGAGTAAGACTAGAAGATGATATAGAAAAACAGTATGGTAATACCATATTTAGTAAAGATAGAAAAGTAACATCAACTAAAACAACACCTACTGGAGACACATCAGGTGATCCAAGGCGAGGGCCTACTGAAGACACATCAGGTGATCCAAGAGGAGAGCCTAATAGGGGTGATAGACCAAGACCCCCTAGTACCACTCCAGATAGTCCTAGCACTTCTACAGGAGGTGATAGTGGAAGTCCTACTGGTGGCGGTGGTGGAGGTTCCTATGGTGGCAGAGAAGATACCAGTGGTTTTGGTGGATCTACAGGAGTCCCTGGAGGACGTAACAAAGGCGGCTTAATGCGAAGAAAAAAAAATAAATAAAAAATAAAATAGGTTTAATACCCTATACTAGTAACGATAAGGCTACTCAGCTTTGGCTGACCCCAACATAAAAAGGAGATAGGATATGCCTGAACTAGCACAAGTAGAAACAAAGAAAACTGCAGGATTTGTTGATCGTGGTTATAACTATGAAAAGAGACAAAAAAGAATAAAAGCTGAAGAAGAGGAGATCAAACGTCTTGAAGCTGAAGCAAGGGGAGAAACCCCAGTAGATGAAGAACCAAAGCAGGAAACTACCCAAGAGGAAGAGACCGATACAGAAGTTAAAGAAGAAACGTTATCTGCAGAAGAAAGAACTTTTAAAAAGCGTTATGGTGATCTGCGTAGACACGTACAACAAAAAGAAAAAGAGTGGGAAGAAAAGTTTAGTGCTTTAGAAAAAAGATCTGAACGTGAAGGTATAGTACCACCAAAATCTGATGAAGACATAGATAATTGGGCGCAACAGTATCCTGATGTAGCTGGCATTGTAGAAACTATTGCAACTAAAAAAGCACAGGAGATGTTTGAAAAAGCAAACATACGTATAAAAGAGATTGATGAAGAACGTATGGAGCTTAAACGTGATAGTGCAGAGAATGTAATACGTAAAGCTCACTCTGACTTTGACGATCTTAGAGCAGCAGATGAGTTTCATGATTGGGCAGATGAACAACCTAAGTGGGTTAAGGATGCTCTCTATGAAAACTCAGATGACCCTGACTCAGTTATTAGAGTTATTGATCTTTACAAAATGGATAAAGGTCTTACTGTTTCTGATAAAAAGAAGAATACAAAGAATGCTGCTAAGACAGTAACAAGAAAAGGTAAGACAGAAGTAGATGTTTATGATGCATCTGATTCTATAAGAGAGTCAGACGTGGCTAAAATGTCTAATGAAGAATTTGCAGAAAAATCAGATGAAATAAATGCTGCACTACGTAGTGGTAAATTTATTTATGATGTATCAGGTTCTGCAAGATAACTGTTGACAAATAAAAAATCAACAGTATAACTAGGGACATATAACAAAAGCCTCATTTGACTACCTTTTGTTATTGCCCATTTCATTAAAAGTCTAAACTAAAAGAACTACCTGTTTAAGTATAGGCCCAAGTTAACCTGATCAGTATACTTGCACCCTAGAAAATATAACAGCCTCTTAACGGTGTTAGCTTTATTAAAGCCAAATATCAGGAGGATTTAACCATGGCTTTTCAAACCGCAGCAGGTTATGGTAATTTACCTAACGGTAATTTTAGTCCCATAATCTATTCCAAAAAGGTACAGCTTGCATTCCGCAAATCTGCTACCGTGGGCGATATCACAAACTCAGATTATTTTGGGGAGATATCTGCTCAAGGTGATACAGTGCGTATCATCAAAGAACCTGAAATCTCAGTTAAGGAATATGCTAGAGGCACAACTGTTACAGCACAAGACCTTGACGATGAAGACTTTCAGTTAGTAGTGGACAAAAGTAACTACTTTGCTTTTAAGATGGATGACATCGAGGAAGCTCACTCCCACGTAAACTTCATGGATCTTGCAACAGATCGTGCAGCTTACCGTCTAGCTGACCAGTATGACCAAGAAGTTCTTGGCTATATGTCAGGCTTTAAGCAGTCTGCTATACACTCAAAAGCAGATACAGCTAATGATGTTGTCAATGGCACAAAGGCTGTAACTACTGCAGGTTCAGACGAATTGCTTTCTAGCATGAAGTTGATTAAGAGTTCATTTGGTAACATTACAACTGCATCTGCTGGTGATCACTCGATTCCAGTAACTGCACGTATGCCAGGTGCAACTTCACTACCAACTGCAACTGTTTCACCTGCAATGATTATTGCACGTATGAAGCGTTTGCTTGATCAACAACAAGTTGATACACAAGGAAGATGGCTTGTCATTGATCCTGTGTTCATGGAGATTCTGTCTGATGAAGATAGTCGCTTCATGAATGGGGACTATGGAGAATCAGGTGGCCTACGTAATGGTCTTGTGATTAATAACTTTCATGGTTTCCGTTTGTATGTATCCTCAAACCTTCCTGCCGTAGGCACAGGCCCAGGTACATCAGGCACAGCCAACCAGAACAGTAACTTTGGTATACTGGTTGCTGGACATGATTCTGCTGTTGCAACTGCAGAGCAAATCAACAAGACAGAAACATATCGTGACCCTGACAGCTTTGCTGACATTGTTCGTGGTATGCATCTATACGGCAGAAAGATTCTTCGTCCAGATC